TCATCAGAGACATGAGCGATGACATAATCCCAAGGTTCAATTCTGTCCCAAGGTAACATCATCTGCCCCACACCTTACCTTCCACAATGAATGAACCATCTTTAGCAATTGGAATTGTTACTGGTACTACTGTTTTGCCATCTACATACAACATACCGAAGCCTTGTTGCCATGTGAATAGTCCACCCTTGATATATTTGGCTTCCTTGTACTTCATAAGATTGCCTACTTCCATACCCCATACAGTCTGAGGTGTAGAGTTACCATAGGATTGCGTGTGATGTGACAGACCCATGCGGTGCGTGTGTCCACACACTACGGACTTGCCCGTACGCATCGCTAAACCAAGGGCTGTAAGCCCTCCAATGGACTTCATAGAGCCTTCATCGCCATGCATAAGTAACCAGTTAGGTGCTAACTCATAAGGCTTCTCATGGTATGTAGCACCAATATCTGGTAGGCGTAGGAACTGTGGTAAGTCCAACTCGGGTAGCCCAAGTAACCCAGGAGCACGCATCATAACTGTGTTATACAATCGGTCCGTGTGGTTTGACCGAATGATATGCTTGACCTTGAGTGACTCGAGTACCCGAGTGGTCTCGTCCCTATCCCTACCAATAGAGCGTTCATACTCTAGTGGAGTTCCCTTTGACCATTTAGAAATAGTCTGCATATCCATTTCATCACCAACGGATACTACTTCGGTTGGCTTGTAAGCCTTGATAAAAGCAGCAAGGTTGGCAACGGCACGCTTATCGTGATAAGGTATTTGCAAATCGGACACACAGACTATAGTTTTCATGGCTTCTTTTTAACCGCTTTCTTGACAGTTTTTTTCGCGGTGGTCTTTTTACCAGCGCGTCGCTTGTTCTCTAGTGCTACGTTATCCTTTTTCTTTAATACACGTAGGTTAGATAGGCGGTCATCGCCTGCTCTACCCTTGTTATTCTTGTGGTCTACTTCCGAGTCTTTCGGGAGGGTTTTACCCGTTGCTTTCTCATAATCCACGCGAGCCTTATTCGAAGACGTAGTGGTAGTAGTGCCGTCCTTTTTCTTGCGCTTAAAGACATAGATTGGTCTCCCGCCGTTTTGCTTACTGCCTTTGTATGGTCCGAAGATTTTCATTCGCTATCCCATTGTCCTCTCAGTACTAGCAATCCGATGATTGCATAGTTTGCCATATCCTTGAAAGAGTCCTCAAGCGATTCGTGCTGCGGACCTTTGTTTGTGTCGACCAAGTTATTGATTCGCGCTAGTTTGTCGTGCATTCGTACGCGTAGCCCATTTAATGGACCGCCAGGGCTATCACTGATGTTCTTTGGACCGTAGTCTGAATGCTTCGATAGAAGCAAGTCGAACAGTTCAGATGTAGTATCTCCCAAGTCATTAACGAACTTAGTGTTTGCCATCTTCTTCTCCTTCGTCTAGTAGTTCTTTTAATTCATAATCTATCTCGGACATATGTTCGTGAATGATTGCATCCTCGACCAACTTCTTCATCAGACCTATGTCTGACTCTGCTGCGTACAATGTTCCGTAAGTTAGTTGTACAATGGAGCGTACTTCTTCTGGGTCATCAGCCTTGTCAAAGAGTTGACGTAGTAGACTGCCAACTAACAACCTGTACCCATTAGGTAAGATTATCTCAGGGTTGAATTCCTCTTCTTCATTGTCGTCAATCATGTGGTCAGTTGCTTCGAAGATGTTATCGAATTGCTGTCCGCATACTGCGCATGGTGGAATCTCAATCAATGTTTAGTCCCATCTTTTCTCTAATGAAGTCAGCACCGTGTCTGATGTACGCCGAGTTGACATCTTCCCCATCGCCGAAGGTAACAGTAGTAACTGGTAACTCTCTAGAAAGGCTTGCTGCGAATTCACGACCTGGGGCATCTCCGTCGGCGAAAACAAAGATACGTTCGAAATCTGCAAGGAGTCTTGTATAGTGCTTCTTCCAAGAGTTCGCTCCAGGAACGCCAACGCAGGGAATTCCAACCAACTTAGACATAGTAAGCGTGTCCAACTCGCCTTCACAGACTCCAATCCAATCGCCAGCATGCTCAATGTCGAGTACGTTATACATGCGAGTATCAACACCGACCATACCCATATACTTCGGTTCAACGGCAGGATTAAGAGAGCGGAAACGCAAATCAACCACGCCAGTCTTCGTAATGTACGGAATACTGAGCCTTCCTGTGTACTGTTCATGTCCAGGTTCAGGCTCCTCTACTACGCCTAATCGCGCCAGACGCGCTACTTCCTTTGTGATTCCCCGACTTTCCAGGTAATCTTCCGCCAGATGAATACTTCCCGCGTACTTGCTGGTGGCTCTCCCCAGTAATTCCTTCTGCGATAGACTTTGCTTCACGTATATCACACCCTTCTTTCTTAGCAATTATTTGAATGCTATTGCCTTGCATACCACACGCGAAGCAATTGAATATATTCTGTCTTGTATTGAAACTTGCACTTGCATGACTATCATTGTGGAACGGACACTTGATGTTGACTTGACCAGAGGCACGTGTAATGTTGGCACCGTAGTGCTTCAACACCGATACTATGTCTGGTAAGTCATCCACCAAATACATCGCCCAACCTTAATACTAGATACGAATCTGCTATTGACTTGCCTCTTGCTTTGATGAGTACTGCTGGCATTACCTGCTCTCGCGTAAGCCCTCTGGCTTCTGCGTAGTGTACGGCTTCAATCTGTGCTTCTTTGGTCCAACCACTAAGGTCAATGGCGTTGCCTGCCCCTGGGGCTTTACATTCGATAACGCCAATGCTTCCAAGGAAGTCTTTGCGGACAACAACGTCACCCTCATCTTTCGCACCTGTTCGAGCAAGTCGTTCACTATCGTATCCATTTGCTCTAAACCAGTCTCGGATGTCGGTTTCATACGTCGCACCTCTAGCCTTGTGACTCTTCCTTGTTGTCATCTTCATCCTCAAAGTTAGGTAGTTCTAGATTCTCGATTGAACCGCGGAGCGATTCCTCAAACTTAGATGTGATTGCATCTGCTGCATCCTGCCATCCCTGAACGTACGCTTCCTGCTTCATAATCTTTAGTGTCTTTTCCATTAGCATAACCTCTCCTAAACATTCTCTGGTATATCGTCGATGTACATATATTCTGGATTAAATGCAAGCCATGTCATTAGTGTTCCATTCGCGTCTGCTCGTCCATAGCGATTCTTGACTGATGCAACGCCCATTGATGTGCCAACAGTTCCAAGTGTACATATAAGCGCAGGGAGTTGAGAGACTTTTCCTTGGATAGCACTTCGCGGTTGACAAGGATTTCCTGGAACTGCTTCCGAAGTGTGGTGTAGTACAACAATCGCTGCATTAGTTGCTCTCGCAAGATACTTCAACTCCTTCATAATGGCTCGCATGGAAGCGAACTCTTCGCCACCATCGGTGGCAACATCCATGAGGTTGTCCAAGACAATGAGAGATGGGCTGCATCCCCACAACTCTTCGAATGCTTGGACTTCCTCATCGATATCTTCTAAGGTTGGTGAGGATTCGAACGACCAGATTATGTGACTTCCTTTTTGGAGGACTGCTTTAGTCCAACCAACATCAGTATTAAGTTTCTGCTCAACGTCTGACTGACTCTTCCCCGAAATCATTGATGCCAAACGCATTGCCATAGTGTGTGCATTAGTATCCGCAGATATGTATAGAGTTGGAACATTAGTCTTGAGTGCTAGCGCTAATGCTAGTGTAGACTTACCTGCTCCAGGTGCTCCTGCAAACATAGAAACTTCTGAACGACGTATGATAATCTTGTTCTGTTCAAATGCTCTGAACGAACTAGGAAGAGGTTCCCCTCCAATAGAGGCACGTCCTACTGAGCGTACTAGTGTTCTCATTTGGCTCTCTTCCTAGTCAATTCAAAATGGAAATTCTTCTGGTATTAGTTTACTGGCTTGCACTGGTCCGCGCCCTGAGGCATCGGACAGACCCACATCGCGTACGGGTTTCCCGTCTTGCTGGAGATTCCCGACTTGTACTTGCGAGGTCCGTGCTGGCACGTCGGTCCACCCTGTACGGGGGTTGCTGGAGCCGTAGCGGACGGAGCCTGCGCCTGGGGTGGAGCGGATGATACTGGTGGCGGAGTGCTTTGAGTTGAAGGCGATGTCGCTAAAGGGAGCGCTCCGTAAGCACCTACAATCAGACGTTGTACAGAAGCGACTTGATGAGAGTAGTCACCAATTCCCTCTAGTAATACGCTGAGTTCGTCTGCTGTCTGAGCACGCACGTTAATCATGTCACCTGATGGTGTCTTGTACGATACTTGTAACTTCCAGTCTTCGGCCATTTATTTATCCTTCTTGATAGAGAATTGGCAGTACTCGGTGAGTCCACACATGTACTGACAACTGTTTGTGTTGGGTAAGAATATAGCGTTCTTACGCGCCTTGTCAAATTGCGTGATTAGGTATTCCATCTTGTCGTAGGTGTACTCGGATAGGTCTACCATTTCAGAGATGTTGTTACCGCGGGACATGTAATATGTTCCCCACTTTACCTCTATGCCGAAGGTCTGTTCAAGACCTAGTTTGTAGAAGCCAAGTTGCAGACTGCTAGTAGGTGTGTTCTGCGATGTCTTTAAGTCGACAATGACAAGTTCGCCGTTGACTTCAAACACGCGGTCGATAATCATCTTGACTGGAACACCAGCCACGATAGGAGTTAGCGCAAGTTCGATTCCCTTGTTGCCATCTGGCGCTGTCCAGATTTTCCAGTTAGAGTTTTGCTTACGCCATGCGATGTAAGCCTCAACCCACTTAGGTCCTTGGTTTTGCCAGAAGGTAACGTCTTCCTTGTTAGGATTTGCTTTAGTGGCACGACCACCAACACGTGCATTGGTTAGGTCGATGTCACCTTTGGACTCAAGCCATGCTTGGTCCCATAGTTGTTGAACGCTCACATGTTCTCCTTATCGTAGTTTTCGCACGCTAGGTGGAACGCTGAACCGCCAACAGACCAGACGGATGGGGCTTCTTCCTTGTTGAGGAGTCTGCCGAGGTAGTATTGATACCCACAGGTTAAGTAGGTTGTGAACGCAGAGTACGACATGTGCTCTGGTAAGGTATATTCTTCTAGTTTGATTGACATATATAGAATTATACACGTAGGTCGCAAGACCGTGGCTATCCAACGATTGGGTTTAGCACATGTATAATTGATATATAAAGAAAATATATAAAGGCCTTTGGCCTTGTATATAGTATATTAACTATAATTATATCTAAGGAGTACTATGTCAAATTTCATTGAAGCAGCACTTGGGTCACTCGTTGGTATCACCGTATTCTATGCCCTAGAGGCAGCATACTACGACATCAAGGCTCGAATCCGAGGGAAGCAATACACCTTGTGGCTTGAAGAGTTAGAAGAAGAAGTACAAAATTAATCAAAACATTACTCATCGTTGTGTAATGTGTGGTCAACGTTATGAAGCCCCACATAAGGGACTTGGTAATTTTGAATGCGTTTCGATTGGCTGTAGACAGTATGGAAAAACAGTTGCGTCATATAGGGAGCCTATGCTTTATACAGTTCCATATACGAAGTTAGCAAACGACTCAGTATATGATATATACAATGACTTAGTGAAAGATATGAACAAAGTCTATTTTGAAAAGTACACTAAATCTAAGGAGCAAGACATGTGTAATTCAGTAAAGCGTTGGGGTGTGGCAATTGAACCAGGAAACAAGAGTTCAGATGGTTCAGATACCTACTACGTAAGATTCCAGCATAAAGACAAAGGTACTACGGATGAGTTAACTCGCAACTTTGATACCTTTGAACAGGCTTTGGACTTCGTAAATAAGACCTACAAAGACTTAAAGTAACTCCAGAAACAACAAAAGACCCCCTCGCCCTAGTATTTCTACTAAGGTAAGGGGGTTTCTTGTCTTAAAAGGGCCTTGGAAGGCGTTTAAGGACTACTCTTCGGAGCCTAGTCCGTATTCAGATTCAGTCTTATCTGCCCACTTAGCCAGTGGAGCGGTGATACCACCGATTAGGATTGCATGCTCTGGCTGCATATCCATCAGTAGGGCTAGACCCATAGTGACGGCTGATGCTAGTACTGCACGTAGGTAAGACTTGAATGCTGCTACTTCTTTTGGACCGATGAACTTCTTAACTAGTTCTTTCATTTTTTCTCTTTCTTCTTTGGTAGGGGCTTGAGTCTGGATGCCGCTAACCTGGCTTGGTCAGCAGTAGAGAACTTAGGCTTGTCTAACCATGGGAACCATGGGGATTCATCATTCCCACAGTTGTCCTTGATTGATATATGTAAATGCTTGTTATGTGGATTACTGCCAGTATACGGCTTATCGCCTCTACCTGGAATCCATATCTGACCTTTGAAGATTAGATACTTTACTCGCTTGTCGCGCTTGAGTTGCTCATAGATATCAGCACAGTCAATGTTGCGTGCTGGGTCATGAGTTAAGTCTACTGCAAGACCTGTGTTATGGTCTGAGTTGGGGTTCTGTGCCTGATGCGCTTTCGACGGCAGAAGTCCATCGGATGCTTTCGTACGCGATGGAGATATCTTGGTGGCTTGTCGAAGGACAGCAATAGCGGCAGGTGTGGCTTTCTTGACAACAGGCTTCATTAGTTCCC